AACGTACAATAACAAAACCAATAACAGAGCCATCAGTTAAAAACAAAATACAATTCAAATCAACAGGATTTGCAGATATTTTAAATGAAACGCCTTCATTGAAAGAAGGTTCTCCATCTATTTCTAGTTTTTCAGAATTGATGAATGAAAATTATAGAGATATGAGTTTTACTTCTACTGATGCACAAGGTTTCGGAATGTTGCGACAAAATCAAATGCCGCGGCAGACAACGGCACCTGCAGTAATGCATGATCCAGAAACCGGTAAAACATTTGATGTAGATCCGGTTGTTGCGAAAGCATTAACACGCGATTACTCTGGATTAATGAAAGCAATTGAAAAGAAAAAAGGTAAATAATGCCATATCAAGTAATTGAACCGTTAGTTGACCCAGCTAGTTCTGCTGCATTAGGTGTTGGATTACAATCATTTACTCCGATTTATTTAACTACCGATCAGGCATTTGAAAATTTAAAAACGCTATTATTAACAAAAAAAGGTGAACGTTATCATCAACCTACATTTGGAACACGTTTATTATACGTTTTATTTGAACCTAATACGGAATCTATAAAACAAACAATTGATGATATCATCAAACCACCGGTTTCATATTGGTTGCCATATATAACAATTGAAAATATCGATATCATAACTGCAGATGAAAACCCAGATTTGTATTATAATATACAAATAACAATTTCTTTTTCAGTTGCACAATATTCAACACAAACCATAACACTCGGGGTAACTGACACTGGGGTATTAGAAGTAGGTTAACATGGAAATAAAAAAAGATATATCATATTTAGGCAAAGATTTTAGTCAACTTAGAAAAAATCTAATTGATTTTTCAAAACAATATTTTCCTAATACATATAATGATTTTAATGAATCATCTCCAGGAATGTTGTTCATGGAAATTGCTGCGTATGTTGGCGATGTATTATCATATTATGCGGATAATAATTTAAAAGAATCATTTTTAGAACAAGCATCTGAACGTGCAAATATATATGATTTAGCAAAATCGTTAGGATATCGTCCAAAGAATGTTGTACCGGCATATGTTACATTAGATGTTTATCAATTAGTTCCTGCTATAGGATCTGGAATAAATGTTCAACCGGATTTTAATTATGCATTATCAATTAAACCTGGTATGCAAGTAAAACAACCTGCAGGTTCTGCAGTATTTAGAACATTAGATTCTATAGATTTTGGGTATTCATCTTCAATTGATTCTACAGAAGTTACTATATATGAAACAAATGATGCAACTAAACTTCCTACATACTATTTATTGAAAAAGCAAATTAGGGCGGTTTCTGGTGAAGTTAAAACTCAATCATTTACTTTTTCTAATGCAATTGCATATGATAAAATTGTATTGCCAGATTCCAATATTATTGAAATAATTTCAGTAACTGAATCAGATGGTGATAATTGGTATGAAGTTCCATTTTTAGCTCAAGATACAATTTTTGAATCTGTACCGAATTTATTAGAAAATGATCCAGATTTATATCAATATCGTTCATCAGCTCCTAGTTTGCTTAAATTAAGAAAAACTGCAAAACGTTTTATTTCTCGATTACGAAGTGATAATAAATTAGAATTGCAATTCGGCGCCGGGATATCTGATAATAATGATGAAGAAATAATTCCAAATCCAAATAATGTAGGAAATGGACTAAGTGGTATTCGAAGATTGGTTGATGTAGATATTGATCCGTCAAATTTTTTATATACTAGAACATACGGACAAGCACCTGCTAATACTACATTAACTGTAACATATACTATTGGAAATGGTATTTCTGATAATGTTGCTATAAACACGTTAACTAACATTGATTTTATTGAATATGATGAAGATATTAATTCTACAAATAACATTTCAATATTAAATTTCATAAAAACAACAGTTGCTGTTAACAATGCTATTCCGGCAGCCGGAGCAAAAACGGCAGATACGTTGCAAGACATTAAAAATAATGCATTAGGTAATTTTGCTACACAGAATCGTTTAGTAACGCGCGATGATTATATTATACGAGCATATTCAATGCCGCAAAAATTTGGAAGCGTTGCAAAAGCATATATTGTTCCAGACGATCAAATATCACAAGCAGATTTTCAACAAACACGCGTTGCAAATCCATTAGCAATGAATTTATATGTTTTAGGATTTAATCAATCTAAACAATTAGTTGCGCTTAACGATGCAATCAAAGAAAATTTAAAAACATATCTAGGTTATTATCGCATATTAACTGATGCTATTAATATAAAAGATGCATTTGTTATTAATATTGGTATTGATTTTGAAATTTCAGTTTTATCAAATTATAATAGTAATGAAACGTTATTGAAATGTGTTGATGCAGTACGTTCAATGTTTGATGTAGATAAATGGCAAATAAATCAACCTGTTATTAAATCAGATATAACTACAACATTAGCTAATGTAAAAGGCGTTCAAAGTGTCGTAGGAGTTAAATTTAAAAATTTATTTGATACTGATTTTGGATATTCCGGAAATGTTTATGATTTAGATACAGCAACTCGTAATGGTATAATTTATCCATCATTAGATCCTAGTATTTTTGAAATTAAATTTCCAAATCAAGATATTCGCGGAAGAGTGGTAAGTTATTAAGTTTTGAATATTTATACTAAAAGTATATTATGTTTAGAATATTTTATCCCGAATCTGATGCTACTGTTTATGAAGGATTGGAAACAACAAATACTGGTTTAGATGAACTTTTAGAAATTGGTAAACGTCTCGGAACGGATGGTAGTACATTACAAAAATCTAGAGCTTTAATTAAGTTTGATACATCTGAGATAACTGATACGGTTTCTAAATATAGTATCAATATAAATTCTTGCAAATTCATATTGCAACTTTATACTAGTAATGCAAAAAATTTACCAGCACAATATACATTAGAAACTAAACTGGTTGCACAACCATGGACGAATGGAACGGGATATTTAAACTCCGATCCAATTGTATCTAATGGTATTCAATGGGCAACTCCATATGCATCGTGGTCATTGGATTCACAATCAGGATCTTTATGGATTTCTAGTTCACAACAAATTGATTTAGGAACATCTGGAATTAGAGTTTCTGGCTCAGGTGCTGGTGGTAGTTGGTTATATAGTACAGGTAGCACATCATTTTCTAGTTCATATAATTATTCATATCAAACTACGGATTTAACATTAGATGTTTCTGACTTAGTTTTAAAATTAATTAGTGGAAGTAATAGTCAATCTATAGATAACAACGGATTTATACTTAAGTTCTCGGATGCAGATGAAGCTAATGAAACTGTAACCGGTTATATTAATTATTTTAGTAGAGAAACTCATACCATATATGTTCCAAAACTAACAATGTATTGGGATAATTCAGTGTATTCATCATCTTTATCAGCCGCGGATTTAGAGTCATATACTGTGTATACAAAAATGAAACCAGAATATAAAGATTCTGAAATAGCTAAAATACGAATTTATACTAGAGATAAATACCCACAAAAATCTCCAACAAATCTATTTCCAATACAATCAGTTAAACGATTACCATCAACTACTTACTATGCAATACGAGATGCAGCTACAGATGAATACATAATTCCTTACGATAATATTTATACTAAAGTAAGTTGTGATAACACTAGTAATTACATTTACGTTGATATGAATGGATTTATGCCAGAACGATATTATCGTTTAGAATTTAAAATTGTAGATGGGTTTACGGAACAATATATTGACGACGAAATTTATTTTAAAGTAGTTAGATAATGGAAAAATTGATTAAATTAGATCGCGATGTTATAAAAAATGCAGTATTAGATTCTAATAAAACAGCATTTTCTAGTACATATCAAAGCAAAGGAGTTACTTATCGTTCTAATGATCCTGCAGTAGTACAACGAGATGAAGCTGGCAATGTTATTCTTTTAGAAGGCGAACAAAATCAATTATTACGAATTGAACCAATTGCTACTAATATAACTACAACGTCAATGTTAAAGGTTTTAGATACGCAATTTACATATTTTAAATTTCCTACTTCATATCCAATTGAAACTACATTGGATTTAGATTTAGATACAGATATAGAATTGGATACTGTAGATACTGTATATGCTAGATATCGTCCGTCAGAAGCTAGAATTATTCTAAATGGAACACCAGGTTCTTATGATGAAGCTTCAAAATTCTCTGGTATACTTATGGATTTTGTTGAAGATGGTGCTACTCAAAAATCTATTAATTCTTATCAAATTACTAAAGAAATAAAAGAATCGGGTATAGATTTAAGATTTAGAATTAAAATTGAACATCGATATGATACTCCTACTCCGCCGCCAGAAACTTATATAAATTCTGCTAATCAGATATCATTTGTGAATCCTCCGGCTGGGTTTGGAAATGCATATTTTTCTATTATTAAAAATTCTCCAGAAACGGGTATAAATCGATTATTTAAAGGTCCATTTGCAAATCAAAGTGGATTGCCAAATAGTTATTGGGGTTCAATTGGACAATATGAAGTACAAACATTAAATATCGATATTGTTATTCAAAATGACGAATTTGAAATTGGAGATTATTTTGGTATAGGTGCAACGGCAGATCCTCAGACCGAATCTTCATTTCATACTATAAATGCAGTACAATCATATTGGGTGATTACCGATGCATCAAAAAATGTAGACGAATGGAATCAGGAAATTTAATCAATGTTAAAACAATATAAAAATATCGATGAAAATCAAAATGCTAAGTCATTTTCGGCTGAACGTTTTGATCGTACAAAACTCAATTTAATTTCATATGATACTGATGCTGCATATTATGTAAATAATAATATAATAACAGATGTTAATTCTAAATTAGAGTTACATGTTTATTCTGGCGAAACTTGGCTTACGGGTAATCATTCAGTACAAGCAAAAAATTCTGCGGCTAGTGTCCGAAATAAAACACTTAATAAACAAGTTCCTTTAAATAATACAATTTCAATTGATTTATATCAAGAATTAGAAAATTTAAAATTAACTGCTGGAAATTTTCGTTTTGTTGTTAATTTCTTTAAAAACTTAATTGGTAGTTTTGATAAACAACATTTGCAAATTGATGAAATTTCTCCAGACCGTACAGAAATACGCCTTCGAGCAATTGATGCAGATGATCCGGAATTTTTACAACAAATTACTTCATACATACAAAACGTTAATCAAACCTCTGATCGTTTTTATAAATCATACTTATTAAATTTTAGTAGAAATCAATGTGTATTATTCGTAAATAGCGTTGTAGTTGGGGAATACTTATATGTAAAATTAAATGAACCATTATCAGATGAATTTCAAGTTAATTTTAAATGTTGGATTGTTGAAGAACAAAAAGATGCATACATTGACCGCGTTGCAATTACACCGAAAGCTTTACAAAAACAATTTAATCGTTTAGGAAACCCAAATTGGCAAGCAACTGCAAAGTATACTACTTCTAATGAAACGGGATTACGAACATGGACGGATTTGTTAGGTTCATCGACTCAAACTTCGCAACAAATTATTGATGCATATTTTTCCGGAAGTTTGTCGGGTGTAAAATTAAACATAGATTATTCTGATTTTAATAACTTTATTTTTTATAGTTCTGCAACTGAACGATTAGAAAATTTTTTATATAAACTTCAACTATTAGAATATTATACATCACAAAGTATAGTTGTATCAGGAATATCTGGAAGTGTTGCAACTACTAATCAAACAGATTTTTTAAATCTAAAATCAAACTTAGTTAGTGGATTTGATGCATTTGAACAATATTTGTATTATCAATCATCATCGCTAGTAACAACATATGAAATTCCAATTGAAACTGTCAATGTTAATGTTGCAAATGTTACTGGCAGTTATATCAAACCAGTTCCAAAATCAAATTCAACATACCCATATACGTTAACAGCAACTACAAGTTCACAATTCAAACAATGGTATAATGGGGTATATGCATCAGCTTCATTGTATGATCAATTAAACATCAATGCATTGGTATATGCAATTCCGGAATTTATACGTTTAGATCCGGCAAATACAGAAACTGTTACATTTGTTAATATGTTAGGTCATCATTATGATATACTTTATACGTATATTCATCATATGACTCAAATTAATAAACGTGAAGAAAATCCTAAGTTAGGTATGCCAAATGAATTGTTATATTCAGTAGCAAAACAATTTGGTTGGAATTTAACCGATGGAAATCAATCACAAGAATTATGGCAGTATTTACTCGGTACTGATGAAGCAGGAACGCCGTTAACTGGCTCAAATAGTGTCGGAGATCCGTCTGTACCAGGACGAGATATGACATATACCATATGGCGTCGCATTGTAAACAATTTACCGTATTTATTAAAATCAAAAGGAACAAAACGAAGTGTTCAAGCTTTGTTATCTTGTTATGGAATTCCGCAATCTTTAATTAGCATTAATGAATATGGCGGACCTAGAATTGAGCGAGCACCGGTATATGAAAAATTAAATTTTGACTATGCATTAGATTTAAGTGGTAGTGCTGCAGGATTAGTAACTGTAAATTATTCGCAATCGATTAATGCGGTTGAACTGCGTTTCCGAACAGATGATATTGTAGATAATCCTTTGATACCAAACACAATGAACTTGTATACAATAGGTTCTAATACAGTAACAATTGATTTTACTAGTGGTAATTTAGGTACATTACAAATCAATGGTACTAGTTCAGCTGATTTTGAAATATATAATGGTGAATGGATTTCTACATTATTAAGAACTAGTGGCTCAAAATTACAATTGGTTGCAAAAAAATCAAAATATGGAAAAATTGTATCTACAGTAACATCTTCAGCAATTGCATCATTTGATATATCAGGTTCATTAATAATAGGTGGCACTGTTGGCGGTAGTCGTTTAATTGGACAAGTACAAGAATTACGTTTTTGGTCATCTAGCTTAAATGATGCACCATTTGAAAACCACACAAAAGCACCTGCAGCATATGATAGTAATGCAGATGCATATGATGAGCTTATATTTAGATTGCCACTTACTCAAAAAATTAATCATTCATTAACTGGTAGCTTACCTGGAATACAACCAGTAGCTTCGTCAATATCGGCATCATTTACAAGTTGGACGAATCCAACGCCATATGATTCAATTGAAGAAATGTATTACTATGATGCAATATCTTTAGGAGCTGGCACTTTTGATGATAACAAAATACGTATTGAATCTAATGAATTAGTTGGAACGTTGGATGTTAAAACTCGAGCAGAACGCAGTCAATTTGATAAAGCTCCATTAGACAGTAAAAAATTAGGAGTATATTTTTCTCCACAAACAATGATTGATGAAGATATCATTGCACAATTTGGTTTTACTGCATTAGATGAGTATATTGGAGACCCAGGAGATACTGATGCAAAATCATATCCGGATTTGATTCAATTTGCACAAACATATTGGAAAAAATATTCAGAACGTAATAATATAAATGATTACATAAAAATGTTTACATTGTTTGATTTATCATTCTTCAAACAATTGGAACAACTACTTCCAGCTCGTGCTAGTAAATTAACAGGCGTATTGATTCAGCCTAACATATTAGAACGTAGCAAAGATACAATACTTCCAAAAATTGCTAGGTTTGATTCTACATTAAATGTAACAATAACAGAAGTACAACCAACAGCATCTGGAGATTATTTATACTATATCGCAGGTATTGATGGAAATATTTTATCAATATCAGCTCAAGATGATGATCAATGGCAAATGTATTTAACAGCATCAACGGCTGATAAATATGATGGCGTTGCATATTCTTATGAATATTTAGTTTTGTCTGGTAGTACTTATATTACAGCATCAACTCCATATTGGTTGAGCGAAGCAACATGTCCGGCAATTACATCGTCAGTATTATCTGAATTTAAACAGCAAGATGTTAATGCAATTGTAATAGAAGCAAAGTTAGCAACAACGTTGTTCTTTCCATATTCTTCATATAATCTGTCAGATACAATTTCATTTAATAATCCGCTTGTTGTACCATCAATTGATGGCGTAATCATTAGTTTAAATGATAAAATTTTAATAAAAAATGGTAATTATCATAGTAATCCCCACACACCAACACCGGTTACTGGATCTTCGAATGGTTTATATGTTGTAACACAGATAACCGATGGAATATCGACGCCAACTATTTTAACTAGATCCGGGTCATATGAATTAGATCCAGATTTTATGCAAATAATACGTATTACTAGCGGAAGTGTTAATCGTAATCGATTTTTTATACAAACTACAAATAATCCAATAACTAATGTATCATTACTTACATCTAGTCCATCGATTCCACAATATTCAGGGAATACTAATTTGCTTTATGAATTT